GAGAGAACCATCAGCAGCGACGCGGTTATCTTCTTCGTTAGAAACGCGAAGATCAAGAGAAGCCTGATCGGCATCCTGCTCTGAATCTAGAGTAGAGATGCGGGTGTCGAGAGACACCATGTCGGCAGCTTCCTCATCCTCTGCTAGAGAGAGACGAGTCTCGACGGAAGTAATTCCAAGGTGATCTTTGAAATCCTGATGGATATCCTCACCATTTGTACCTGAACCAGAAACGCGCAAGACGCCTGAACCAGAAACCTCAAGACCACCACCCTTCCAGAGTGGATCCTGAGTACCCTTTGCGGGAACGTAATTAGACATATAAAATCCTCCTATAATGTCGTAAGATAAACAAGGGCATAGCCTTGCCTATTCACTCATAAATAGGATCTCAAATCATTAGTGGAAATTAGAAAATGAAGAAACCACTGGTGCCGTTACAATAAAGCTGAATAGATGAATAGGGCACTTCTAAAACTGCTGTATTTGAGTTATTGATTTTTTGCGATCCTGAAGCTGAAATCGTTATGCTATTGGTGTAAGTAGCGCCCCCTTCGTCTTTCACGACAAATGCATGACCACTAGATAAGGTAGCAGCGTCGGGCAATGTTACAGTTACTGGGTTGCTTGTGGAGTCTACCCCTATTATGTAGTTTGACTTCTTAGCTGTGTAATCTACTGCGGTGGTTGTTCTGTTTAGAACTATGCCTGTGTTGATAGAAGTAATCTTATTCTCTACATCTACTCCGAACTGCTCTCCCGATGAGGACATAATAGATAGGGAGCCTGTGCGGACGTGAACATCATCATTGGTGTTTCCGAAGAATGTAGAACCAGAAGCATCAATCTCTATGATGTCTGTGTGGATGATATCAAAAGTGTGGGCGGTGATGTTGCCGGAGATTATGAGATTTCCGCTTAAGTTAACCTTATTGAGATTAGGATTGTAAGTAAAGTTGCTAGAACCGCTAACACCGTTGTCGTCTCCCTCGAATTGTAGAGAATAGATTGGTCCTACCGATGGGGGCGGGGTGCTTTTAAACAAATTGCCATCGTCATCGATTGCAATCAATGTTGTGTTTTCTGGATTCGGGCTTTGACTAAGCCCACTTAGCTGCATCGTTGAACCACTGATAGCTCCAGACACATAGAGGCTGGATGATAGTGGATTAAAAATAAAACTAGACGATCCAGTGATGCTATTGTTGTTGCCCTCAAACTGAATGGAATAGAGAGGTCCACTAGTTGGTGTTGGGCTGCTTTTAAAAACGTTTCCGTTTTCATCTATAGCCAGCAACACTGTTGAATCGGGATTATCAAGATCAGGCAGATCGGTGAGATGCAATGCTGATGCGGTGACTGGGGCATTTACATAAAGGCGAGAGCCATTAAATCTCAGGTTTGGTTCTCCAACTAAGCTTTGCTCTTGATTACCGAGAGTAACGACATAATCATTTATGTCGTTTGCCACTACGCGAGCAACATTTTGAAGGTACATTCCTTCGCCATGAAACTCACCATGAATAGCGTTTGAGTGAGATCCGCCGTTTGAACTTGGGGCAAAGACCGGATCCCTGTTTGCTATAACTGTTCCGGTAAGAGCGTTGTAAGCCATTACAAATCTCCTATTTTAGAATACAAACCAATTTGAGCCGTTGGAGTAAAGCGAGATAGCAGGGCTAGAGCCAGAAATCTCATAAGATGTGGCACCATCAATTGTATCTCCGCTGGAGGCCGAGAGGGTGATTGGGCCCGATCGAGAAGTTGATTCATCTTTCACTAACAGAATTCCGCCGGCACCAGCCACTGAGGCTGAATGAATTCTAAACTCCAGAGTAGTGCTGCCACCCACTCCAATAATGTAGTTAGAGTTTGATGATGTGACACCAGATGCCGTAACCGACTGATAAGCCACTCTAAAGCCTGTCGTAACCGACTGGCTTGTGTAAGGATCAACCCTGAAGACAGGAGCACTAGCGGAGGCTCCAACAAACAAGGAGCCAGTTATTTGGTGGGTGTCATCAGTTGTGTTACCAAAAATGGTAGAGCCAGATAGGACTTCTGTGTGATCAATGACAAAGAAACTAGCAGTTACAGTGCCGTTGATCTCGATGTCTCCGTCTAGGGTAACTTTGTTATTGTCTACATCATAAATAAAAGTAGACGATGCAGTTACGGCAGAACCAGAAACATACCTAATGCCCATGTTGGCACCAAGATTAGAATCATCACAATTGACGTATGCCCAACCAAACTGAGCCATCTATCAGCCCACCCCGGCGGAACCTGACCAGCTTGTGCCGTCAGCGGTTGTGGTGCGAGAAGCAGGGATAGAGGTTAGTCCAGCAACAACGTCAAAGTTAGCAGAGCCGGTAAACCACATTTCAGAAACTTTAAGCTCAAGGACTCCGCTTCTGTTTGTTCCTTTGCCCGAGCCACTATCATTATTCACTTTAAAGTGGTTTCCGCTCGACAGTCCAGCTTCGGAAAAAGAAGCTGTTAAGTGTCCGCTTCCGGCATGATTCACAATCTCAACCCATCTTGTTACATGGGGAAATTCAATCTTTACTGGTGTGCCAGTAGTAGCATCCATAGAGCCACTAGCAAATGGCTGTCCCGAAACCTGATAAGCTGGTGCGTGGTTTAGTCCTACATTCGCTTGGTAGGACTTGATAAAGTTAGACATAAGAAACCTCCGTTTTTACATAGTCGTAAGTAAATAGTCTTATCTATTTCTTTCGCGGCTGGCTTCTTTAGCCTTTTGCTTAACGATGTCTCGCTTCTGCCTACGAATAGCAGCCTGCTTTGCATGGCGCTTTTCATCAGATGGTTTCTTAAAGTATCTTCTGTCTCTGATCTGTTCAATGATCTTGGCTTTCTTGCACTTCTTGATGAACTTACGAATCATCTTGTCGTGATTACCGCGACACTCTCTTGCCTTTACGACAACGTTTGAACCTCTTCTTTTGCTCATTTTAAATCCTATTTAATAGCTTGCCAGATTTTGCCTGCATTTCCCATGATAGAACTGATGTCTACGCCTGCATCACTAGGATCGTCGCCGAGGACACTTGACTTGTGTGCCTGACCGGGAGTCCCTGATTGTTTCATAGGCTCTGTGCCTTCAAACAGATCAACTCCGTTGTAGGCATCATTGCCAATTGAGTCCAGTAGCTTTCTGCGATGCTCTTGTAGTTTCTTATTCGTCTCTCGGGACTTACGCTGCATTTGCAAGTCTTCATTAAATAGGTTGTCGGTTGTTTTCTTTGGTGTGTTCTCGACAATTGGTTGTTTAGCCAAGCCAGCAGTGACCTGAGATACGACCTCTGTAAGAAGACCCTCTTCTATGAGGACTTCTTGGATGCACTCTTTTACGACTGGTTTGATTAGTTTTTTAAGCTGAGCTTTGTTCATTGTTCCTTCAATACTTCGTTGAGTAATCTGTTAATGCGATCTGCTTTTGTAAAGACTTTGTTGTTGAACTCTTTTGCTTCTCGCATCATAAAAGCATTTGGAGTTGAAGGCTCAGACACGAAGTCAAAGCAGATAAGCTGGAAGTCTTCTTGGACTATAACTTTTCCTGCGCCTTCTGAGACTGAACCCATCCCGCGAGAAGAGATGCCTAGCTTGACGCCATCTTCTACGAGGGCGCGCAGGGTCTTGCCTGCGTCTGTGTTTAGAACTTTGACTTTGCCCATAACAGCCTTGTCTTCCATCCAAATGTCTGTAACCATGTGTGAAGCGTTCTTTAGGTTGATGACTGAATCATCAGGATGGTCTAGTTCGCCAAGTGCTCTTTTTTCTTTTACGAGCTTCTTGTAGTTCTCGACCTCTCGCATCAAAACCTTGTGCGGATAGACGCGACCATTGCCGTTCTGGACATCTGCTTCTTGCAGTTTACCAGTCAGCATCATTCCGCCTCCCTCAACAAAACGCTTCTCGTCTTCTGTTAGCAGATCTTTACAGACGCCGCCTTCACATAGTTCGTAGTATTCTCGTAGTAGTTTCATTTTAGTATCCAAGCTTACCTGTCTTGAGTTGGTTTGTTAATGAATGCAAGATTCTAATAATTACAGCTATGTTATCTTGCAATTCGTTTAAATCCTCTGTTTCCAGACCTAATTTTCTCAAGTCATTCATTAGTTCTTTCAAAACCTTACCAGTAGCTTTTTTTAATTTATCAGTTTTCTTTGCATAAGATTTCATTACACTTAAAGCTTGCTTATTTGTTGCTGCTTGCCCAGAGGCATACTTAGTAAGTTGGGCTTTCCTTCTAGTCCTCTCGGCATCGCCCTTATCTCCGATTGCCCCCTGCACTGCTCCAACACCGCGCTGAACAGCACTCTTGGCGGAACCTTTTAATTTCTCTCCTGCGCCTGCTGCGCGGGCTTTTAGGCGATCGAGGAAGCCTTCATCAAGCTCTCCATTTTCGACCATTAATTCAAGTTCTTCAAGAACTAGTTCTTGTAATTTGGATTCTGTAAGTTTCATTTGTATTCCTTTATGCGGGCATTACCCGCGTGAGTTAGCTTCCTTTACAGCAACGACGGACTGGTTGTAGTCCCCATTTAGATAGTAGAAAGTTGTTCATGCATGTTGCCCAGGATGTTTTCCTAGTTTTTCCATTTCAACAACGTAACTTTCACCAGACATGCCACCATTTAGTGCAGTCTTTGCATAGCCATATGCTATATCATCAGGAATTGACATTACTCTTTCGTCGCCGGATGGGGATTTATATCTAACTTTTTGCCCTTTTTTATAAACAGAATATCTTGCATACTTTTTACCATCTTGTCCGGTAGTTTGCTTGTTGAGAACAACAAGATCGCCAACACTTGCGCCAGGAATCTCAGGCTCAGGTTTTTTAATCACAAACAATGCAAGCACTGGTCTTCCCTCGTTTTCGTTAATAACTGATTCTAGTTCTTCTTTGATAATCTGCTTAAGTCTGTTTTTTGTAATTTTCATTTTTTATTCCTCTGTGAAAAAATTGTCGTGCTTATAATTATGCTTTATTTGAATTCCTTCATCTGAAAACACCATGTTTAAAACATAGGAAGTAGCAGATGAGAGACAACCAAATAGAAAAGCATTGACTATTGTAGCGTCAAACGTAAATAGTTCGGTCCAAGGAGAAAGCAGGAGCAAAAACCAACCGACGTGGAATCCCATACACATGGGGCAGTGGAAAACCTTGCCGTAGCCCCGGTAGGACTCCTTGTGAGGTCTTAGTTTTTTTATTATGGGCATGTCGCTATAGACTAAAATTTGTGTTAGTCCGTAGGCTATCAAGACGAATAATAATAGTTCCATCTGAACTCCTATACTGTGTACATGTAAGACATGGCGTAGCCATTATTGGGACCATAGCCGGGTCGAATAGAGCCCTGCTCGTCGCGCTGTGGGACTTCACCGAGTTCTGTTGAATCGGTCTTGTCTGGATCTGTGAATTCATCATCAACGCCGGAGACCACCGCTTCAACATTATCGTAGTAGGGCTTCTCTTCTTTGATGAATCTCTCAATGTTTACAAGAGCAAACTTAGCAGCGTTTAGTTTGCCGTCAGCAGCTTCTTGTAGCTTGGCTTCCATCGCTCCGTAATAAGAGCCGCCCTGGATTGATTCAGGAATAATAATGCCTTTGCGAGCAAGATGGGCGAATAGTCTGTTTTGTGCGCCGTAGGTAAAGTCGGTCATAGTCTGCTTTGGAAAGGCAGTGATCTTCTTGTCTTTTCCAGAAAGTACGATGTCTAGGTCTCCGTGGTCGAAGATCATTAGGTCACCACTCAGGGATTTGCGAATGTCTAGTTCTAGCGTTACCGTGGGGGGTGGAGCTTTCGGCTTTATCGTAACCTTTATCGGCTCTGGGATTGGGACAATTCTAACTGTGATCGGCATCGTCGTGGATTTCCTTTACTAACTGCTGTGTTTTCATAATGGTCAGTAGGGTAGACTCGTTTAGACTTGTTTCTTTTGATAGAGTCTCAAGTCTTTCTCTTACGGCTTGTGTTTTCTTGAGCATCTCTGGATCATTGGCGATCTCTTCTACCTTTGTAGCTTCGGATAGTGACTGTTTTAGTCTGCCGAGTTCTCTGTTGAAGTAGATTTTTGCTTCAAGATCATCCTGAGAGAATGATGAAATGTAATTGTTAAGAAGGTTCTTCTGCTCTTCTAGCAGGGAGCTTCCGTATTTTTCGTTGAACTTCTTTGTAAAAGTAGAAAAGGTAATAGAGTCAATGGGAGCCATCACTTGCTCTTCAAGCTTGCCGGTCATTCCTTCTACTATTCTTGTCTCAAGCATAACAGATTGCTTTGGAGAGTTTGTGTTAAACATCTTAGCAATCGTTGCTAGTGACTTGTAGTTCGGGACAAAGTTGTTGAATGTGTCTGGGCTCAAGTCTTTATTTATGTCGTTTATGACTGCTGTCTGCTGCTTGAACAAACCATCTGCGTCGATGAGACGCTTAGCAGCCATCGCCGCTTCCATAATCTTTTTGCTGGTGGGCTCGTCAAGATCTTGGTTTTCGTAAAGAGAGCGATAGCATTCCAAGTCCTTCTTTAACAGAGAATCGGTGGTGAAGTGCTTACGCACGATAGAGACAACTTTTTCTTTTCTCTCGTTGTCTCCCTTTATGATTGCTACGGTAGCTTCGCGAGCGAGAGCCTCAAAAACAAAAGCCGTGTTGCGCTTCTTGTTGTGTCTATTCTTCATTGTTGTTCTCCGTTATCTTAGTTTCCAAACTCTCAATGAGCATCTTTACTGAATGGTTGACCTCAAGAAGAGCCTGCTCTTCTTCGTGGTCTCGCAAGTAATTAGGGTCTTGCTCTTCATAAATGCCCCTGGCGAGAGATCTTAGTTCTGAGCCACCAAGATTATTGGTTCTGTAGGTGTTCATTTCGGGGGTCGGGACGCTGGCATAATTGCGAGTTCTAGCGCCTTGGGGTCTCTTATCGGTCGCTACTTTTTGGTAAGCTTTGCCTTTAGAGCCTTTGGTTACATATTTCTTGCCTGCTCTCGCACGCTTACCAAGGGACTTGGCTAGACGAGGCGAGTTGCGAGAACCCGGAGGTGCTGCTAAGAGTGCGCTCTCGTCTTCACCGCCAGCATCAGCGCCACCCTCGTCTCCACCAAGATCTAGATCGCCACCGCCTTCGTCGCCGCCGAGATCTAAACCACCTTCACCGCCACCAAGATCGAGTCCGCCTGCTTCCCCGCCGCCACCGTCACCGCCTGCGGCGGCTTCAGCGACACCCTCAAGGGCTGTGTCGTGTTTGCGATCGTAGTATTGTTCGCGTTGGTTGCGTAGGAACTCTTCGTGAGACATTCCAAAAATGTTGTCGGCAACCCAGCGGCGAGAGAAGTAACCCTCTGTTGCTGATGCTGCTATGTCGAACTTGGTCTTCCAATGCTCCAACTCTTGTAGTTCCGCAATCTTGCTTGGGTTATTTAGAGCAAGCTTGAAGTTTAAGAGATCTTCTCCTCTGTAGCCTAGAGTGTAAAGGTGGATGATGCCGACCTTTTCTAGCTCGTGAATCATAGAGCGCTGTAGGCGCTGGATGGTGCGAGCGAAACGAATGTCTTTCGTGGCTAGTGTTGTTTTATCTTCTTGTGCGCCGTCACCCATAGTGAGGTAAGCCTGTGGGATCTTGATTCCAGAGAACATTTTGTCGCGGAGATACTTCACATCGTCAATCGCTGTAGTGTTTTGTCCACCGCCAAGGTTTTGGATGTCGGTCACAGAACCAGCACGAACTGGGATGTAGTAGTCCTCTTCAATAGACATTGGGTTGTAGCGAAGATCAACGCGCCCAGTGTCTTTGTTTACAATAGAGTGTCTTTTTAGCTGGGACACAATCTTTTGCATAAACTGCTCAACCTCTTGTGGAGGAACAGCACCGACATCGATTTTGAAAACCTTACGCTCGGAAGAGCGAACAATGCGGTAAGCCATCATCGCATCTTCCATAAGAGTAAGCTGACGCCAAATGCGGCGGACGGGCTCCAAAACAGAAGTTCCGTAAGGAGCATACTTATCATTTCCAAGAATGCGGAAGTGGGCAACCTGCCAGTTCTCAAAAGTCATTCCAGCAGAGTTCCACTGGTATTGAACGTAGTTTGGGTTTGTGGCGTCTAGCCCCTCTAGTCTCTCAACTTCTTGTAGAGGAATAGCGATCGTTGATTGGATTCCCTCGTTGTCGTCAATGTCTAGGTATAAGATGAAGTCACCATACTTACACATCGTTCGGCACCAACCGAAAAGATTGTGTTCGATGTTCATAATCTTATGGTAAAGGATGTTCAAGACTGCTTTGATTTCGTCGTTGCGGCACTTGATGTTTAGCATTGGAGATAGGGCAGAGAATGTGGTCATCTCATCTGCGTAGATGTCGAGAGCAGAAGCTAGCTCTGGCATGTATTCCATTTGATCGAAGTCTATGTAGCGCTCTGAACGCCTCTGGTTTGCGATAGCGTTCGCTGCGATCGTATCTAGAGGGTTATAGGACTGCTTCTTGAACTGCTGCCCTGACGCAGTTTTGAACCTAGTAGAGTATTTGTCAAGATGCTGTCTGCGAATCTTACGACCAGATTCAGATCTGTAACTAACAATAGGTCCTGAGAATAGCCGAGTAAGAGACTGAAATAACTGAGAGTCTCTGTTAGCTGGGTTCTTGCCTTGTTTTGGGTTTTTGGGTGCCATTTAATTTCTCACTTTATTATCCACATATGTTGGGAATATAGATTTTGTGCTTCACGTATTTTACTATTTGTGTCGTCGCCTGTGTAGCCTATTTGTCCTCTTATCTGTGTGTTTAGAGTAGTTCTGGAAGTCATAATAGAATCAACAAATGCTTTTTGGTAATTGAGGTCTCTTGAGTTTGATTGAATCGCTGTGTCTCTGACCCAGCAACAAATCGCAAGAGCCATAACCAAGTCATCGTTGTAACCTCGCATTGCCTGTGGCTTGCCGTTGTTCCAAATAAAAGTCCTAAATTCATTTGTTAAACGTGAAGAATACGTTTTAATTAGTTTGTTTCTTATAAACTCTTCCAACTTGGCTACTATGAGGGGTCTAGTCTTGCTCGTCGTAGAGAAACCGGCGATAGTTCCGGTCTGATGCTCGCCGAGATGTTGGTCGATGTATTGGTGTGTAGATTTAACAGACCAGTATAGATTTGGATAAGCATACTCTATGAGCTTGTCTATTACCGTATAGCCGATGGAGTTATTTTCCACGACCATCATAGCATTTCCAAATTCTCGACCGACTTGATTGAGCATGTTGGCGTAGAGGTCGGGTGTTGGTTTGCCCTGATACTCTCCGATGATCTCCATCGTTTCTAATTTCAGAATGTGGAATGTAGAGCTATCAGCGCCGTCGCCTCGCGCAACATCAGCAGCGATAAGATAATTACAGCTAGGATCGTGCTCTTCCCAAATCCAGAAGTTTCTATCAAAGCCAGTCCTATGCTTTGGTTCTTTGACCAAAGACATCATCCATTCGATCCCAGCAGGATCAATAACAGTCTCACCAGAGGTGTTGAAGTTACATTCCAACTCCTGAGCGATCTGTCTTCTGGACATGTTCTTGGTTTCTTTCTTGAACCATTCTTCATCCCTCTCTGGATGAACATCCCACATAAGCGTTGTGAGTTTAAAATTATTGTCGTTACTCTCGGCACCTACGCAGGTTTTGTGGAACCAGTTACCGACACCATTCGGCGTGGAGATGGCGATGCAGCGACCACCAGTAGATAGTGTTGGATAGAGACCAGTCCATAGATCATCGAGACCTTCGATGTGTGCTGCCTCGTCAAGCACGAGTAGTGATAGTGCTTCGGAGCGACCGGCGTCGCCAGAAGTAGAGGCAGCCTTGATAGAGGAACCATTAGACAACTCAAAAGATGTGCGGTTGTCTGTCGTAATGCTTGCAATCCTGATCCAGTCAGGAAGGTTCTTCATAATGTTCTTGACTTTGCGAACCAAGTTGCCTGCGGTTTCAAACTTGGTAGCCATAACAAGGATGGCTTTGTCGCGGTGAAACAGCATCATCCAAACAATGTAGCCAGCCGTAATCGTTGAGATGCCTAACTGACGACCCTTGTTGATGATGTTGAAGCGATAGTCGTTAAAGTCGTTTAGTAGGACATCCTGATAATCATAGGTTTTAAACAACATAAGCCCGTGCATCGGGTGAGAGATGCGGGCATAGTTTTTCAGGAAGTAAGAAGGATCTTTACCGCACTTAACGACTTCTTTGAGAATTTGTTTTTTTGTTAGTCTCGGCATTCATCTTTCTTTAGTCTTTCTTGCCGGAGTTCTTTGGTCTCTTGTCGTTCGGGGGACGCTTGCCCAGACCACCTTGCTTCATAAAGGCTTCCCAGCCAGCAGCAAGTTTGTCTTCGGTGGCTTCGCCAACAACTGCGACTTCTTCCATTCCGCCAACTTTGTATTCCATAACGGCTGTAACCCAAGAACGGACTCTTGAGGAGTTCTCAACACGGATGTCGATCTCGCCTTCTTTGGTGAGCTTAACAGTAGAGCCAGTAATCTTGCGGGCTTCTTTCTTGAGGAACTTTACAATCTCAGCCATCTGTGATTCAACATCAGACTCAAAGCCATTAGCGTAAACTTCTTTGAGAGTGACCTCGGACATGTAAGATAGTCTCATCATGTTACCGTGGAACTTAACATTGAAGCCGTCCATCACCCGCTTATCAATAAGGGGATCACCCTCCTCTCTCTTTAGACCTGCTTTGATGGGCTCGCCATCTTCGGTCATTGCGCCGTCGTAGGCGTTTGCTGCGGCTTGTGATAAGCCCTGGATGATTTCGTAAACTGTAGCCATTATAATGTTCCTTTAAATAAATAGTCGTTAGTCTTGTTTGGGTCTCCACCCGTCATTCCAACGTTCTTCTCTTCCTTCTATCCATTTGATGTAGCACTTGTAGCAGCATTCAAACTTTACAAAAGACACATCATCACGGACAGAGTGTGAAAATGCTCCACAAACAGGACAACCTGTCTTGGATTCCCTATTAAGTAGTTTTCTTGAAACCTTTATTCCATTTAGTTCTACTTTATCGTTGGCTTCGTCATTTTTCTTTTGCTTCTTGTAGAGATCTCGCATCTGCTCTAGATAGACTTTTTCCTTGGTCTCGTCCCAATCTGCTTTGGGATTCTGGATAGTCTCGTCGCCATACTTCTTTGCTATGGCTTGTTCTACCTTGACGATGTAATCTTGGTCTTTACTCATTTAATTGCCTTTTGTTGTGTCTTGTGTAAAAAAGTCTGGCTTCTCTGTTCCGTAAGTTGGATTACCATTTATTCTTATGTCATTAGCATCAAAGTGTTTTATTTCGCCTGTCTGGTAAATCTGGATAATCCAACAAGTATTCCAATCGTGCCCATAGTCAATAAGAAAATGAGCCCATCCTTCCCCTAGCGGAGTAGATACGCTCATCGGTGGTTGTATTCTATGGATTATTGACATTTAGAGTTTGCTGGATACCATAATAAGTAGCACCGCCTAGGGCAATACCACCAGCAAACCACGCCCATTTATAGGCTGGAGATTGTTTCTTTATGATCTTCTGGAGTTCTGCGATTTCGGTGTCTTTCTCTATTACCATAGTGTTATGCTTTTTATTGAGAGAGTTATATCTTATCACCTCTTGTCTCAATTCGAGAGTAAAATCGCTTTCTTTTTTCTCAAGAGTTCTCGTCCATTCGATCTCGCACTCTTCTTTCGCGCGCTGTGGTGCTGTAAGAACCTCGGACAAAGCCTCGGGATTGAAGACAACGCCCTCTATGGGAGACGGCATCCCTTCATCAACGATAGAAAACTCTGGGCTTGCGCCAGCAGTCGAGATCATAAATAATAAACTAAGGAACATAAGTGAATCCGTAGATGTCTTCTATCTGAACTATGAGGGCTTCTTTGTCTTCCCTGTAGTTTCTTATAACACGCTCCTTCTTTTTATCAATCTCATTTGATAAATCAATCAAAGCATCTTGATAGCGCATCTCAAGCTTCTCATTTCTTATTCTGTATTCTTCAAGAGCTTCATCTCGCTGTTGTAGCTCTTCTGCGTGGATGCCCTGTAGTTCTTCTATCTGGGTCTTTAGCGATTGCTGCGAGACTTCGTATGCTTTGATAATGTTGCGCACATCATACTGCGACTTACCAAACACAACAAGAAGGAGCAGGACAAGCCCGATCTCCTTCCAGTGTTTTAAGCAGAATGCTAGAATCTTTTCTTTCAATCAAGTCCCTTGAGCTTTACAATAGCGTCAATTACGGATTGACCGCCGAGATAAAGACCAGAGATAATAACCCAGTCTGCTGATTCTAGTCCGCCCCAAGCCATAAGACCTGTAGCAGTAAGCCACACAAGTAGTTTGCGGGAAGTTAGTTTTTGGATGCCTCTGTCTAGTAGAGCTTGTCTTTGTTCTTTGCTCATCATTTAGCACCCATTTCTTTTAGTTTCTCGTAGATAAGTCCAATGAGAACCGGTAGGGACATAACGCCGATTAGCGGTGCCATCTTCTGGGCAACATCAGCGACAACCTGCATAGATTCAGCGTCTATGCCTTCTTGCATTATACCATCATCTGCCGCAATCATTCTCTCAAGTGTTGATTGATCGGGGAAACGCAAGCCAGCGTTATGCAAAATCTCCATTCCCATAGCGGCTGCTTTTCTTGGGTCTCTGCTAGCTTGTGATGTTACGAGATAGTTGGAGAGCATAGAGATGGCATCATCCATTTCAACTGTAATCATGTCGTCTATTTCTTTACCGACCTGATCCATAGCACCGCCGTGCTCCATTCCTGCTGGAATGGCATCGTCGTCCATGGGGTCGTCCATCATCGTGAGACCACGCATCTCATCCATAATCTCTTCTTTGATTAGAGCCAATAGCTCTGACTTCTTTATTTTCATTGTGTTTTGTCCCTTTTTAGATTCGAAGAAAGCCGATGGGTTTTTCGCCATGTGGTCTCTCAACTTGGCAGCCTCTTCTTTGTTTAGTGTAATCCTGAAGCCGCCATTGTGACGCCTCATTCCGCTCAAGTCGAAACCGGCAAGCTCAAGGCGGTCAATCGCAGCCGGGTGGCGTGGTGAGAAGTCAACAGTGTCAATTTCTATAGAGGGTGCTGTTCCCTCTTTCTTCATTTCTGCTGGAATAGTGTTGTCGTCGGACGGATCGTCCATAATCTCTTCTTTGATTAGAGCGAGTAGTTCTGACTTTTTGATTTTCATTTTTTATCCTTTGCGATCTTTGTCGCCGTTGCGTACATTACGCTTTCGGCGTCATCGCCATAGCGTTGCTTGAAGTCACCCTTAGATTTCTTCATACCTTTAACTACTCTCTCTTTTTCCTTTTTTTCAGGTTTAGAGAGTTTTTTCTCTTCCATCTTCTTGTTTACAGCAGAATAGAATCTATCAAGCTTGTCTTGGGGTGTCTTCTTATCTGTCTTGCTTGGCTTGCGAGTGGTGGGTGTTTCTTTTTTCTTTCCAAATTCTCCACCAAACAAGCCCTCGCTTAATGCGTTAGCATAGTCTTCTGGTGATTGTCCGCTCATCCAAGCATCGTAGGGATTTGGAGAGTTATCATCGATCTGAGCACCATTATTGTAAGCAGTGGCTATCCATCTTTCAAAAGACATTTGCTGCCCGGCAGCAGCCTGGGCATCATCCATCTTTTGCTGATCTCTAAACTGCTCTGATTCTCTAACAGGCTCGGGCATCGGGCGAGCTTTTGGTCTATAAGCGCGACCAAGTTGTCGCTGTGCTGCGCCAATAGAGACACCAGACTCGCCTGTGAATGCTGAGGATAAGAAATCGATGCTAACATCTAGTCCATCAATGGAATCTATTAGCTTGTCGATTGCGTCAAGAAGCGCGGGGTCAGATTGGATCTCTTCCATTATTGCTTCTTTTGTGATTTCTTTGCTTTCCATCGCCTCTACTTCGGCGCGGACTTCTTCGCCAAACATCTCCTCTACCTCTTCATTCGTGAGGACTACTTGGAGTTCTTCTTTGATAATTTGTTTTAGTTTGGCTTTTGTTATTTTCATTTATTTATTTTCCTTTTTCGATCCCATTCATAGATAGTATCGCAATCAGTCCAGGGACATTCTTTCGGACATAAACCCCAGAGAAAAGTGTCTCGCAGCGACCACCAACATAAGCAATCGCAGATTCAAGGTGCTTGGAGATGCGAGGGTCGGCGACCATCTCTTCACTTGCTACAAGGATAAGTGAGCCTGCTGCGGCTTTGCCCTTGGGTGGCGGACAAGCAGAGCGGTTCATGCAGTTATGCATAATAGTTGTGCCGAGTTTGCCTGTGTTCGGATCTTTGATCATCGTAGAACCAATAAAGGCTCGCCCGTCCTTGCTGAAGCAAGTCTCCAAGTCCTTGGAATCAAACGACTGGATCGGAGAGTCTTCGGTAGATAGTTTGAGGATCTGTGCGAATGACTTAGCAAACTGCGTGTTTGCGACTGGATACATTCCCAGCATCCCTATGCGACCGCGTAGGAGGCGCGTGGCTCTCTCGTTATCTAGAATGATGTGTGGGTAGGGGGTAACATCGTTGGCGAGCGACAGGGCATTACGGGCGATTGTAGGGTTAAGATTCTCCTGCGCTGTTGGCCAAGAGACGATGTAAACGACCTTACCGCTCGCCTGAACAGATTGTAGGTAGCGCTCAAAGACGGGCTGTAGGGCGACTACGGATGAACCTGTGCCTCCACCGCCACCAGCCATAACGAACAGCCAGTCAACCTTACCAAACTTGATGCGTAGAGCATCTTCTACAACTGCGCCGTTCTGTGTTAGAACTTCTTTGCCGTAGGAGATGTTCTTGCCGATGCCGTCAGAGTCAGGGATAAGAACGACGTGTTCTTCTTCTACATTCTTTGGAATGTCCTTGCCTGTGCTATTGACTAACAGGGTCTTGTTGAAGCCCAACTCAATCATAGCATTCACCATCTTGTTGCCGCCGCCACCAACACCAACAAAGCCCACATTTATAGATGATGGGGCTGTGTTCTCGGGGAGCATATCTTCGTCAGAGTATTCCATCTGTAATCCGAAGTCCTCAACCATACCAAAGTCTTCCGCTTCTACTTCTTCGTGGAAGTGGTCCTTTTCTTGGTTGAATGATGGGGGTGCTTCTGCTGGTGGCAAGAAGCCAAACTCGTCGTCGTTACTCATTGATTTACCTTTGCAAAACCTGCTTCTTTCTCAATCACAATCTGCATATCTACACAATCTTTGAGAGAATCAAGGTGAGAAATCAGCAAGACGTTCTTGAAATACACCTTAATTAGTCCCAAGATCTGAATAAATCCAGCCATATTCTCTTCGTCCAAAGCAGTTCCTGGCTCATCTAAGATGAACAGGTCGCTCTTAGGCAGAGAAGACACGGAGAGCAGAGCAAGACGAATAGCCATAGCAGCCATAGTCTTTTCTGCGCCTGACGCCATCTCAATAGGGCGTGCCTCGTGCTTGGGGTGCTTGATAAAAATGTCAAACTTGTTGCCTGTAGTCTCAAAAAAGATTTCAAAATCTACAACATTCGCTAGAATCTTTGCGATCTCTTCGTTGATTACAGGCAACTTCTGTTTAATGATGTCGTAAGCAATCCCGTTCGGATGCATACACCGCAAGAATAGATCATACGATGAATACTCCGACTGGATTGTCTCAAACTCTAGTCTTCTTTCTTTGAGGTCTTGGATTCGTTGTTCTTCTGATCCGAGAGATTTGTAAAAATCAATCTTCTTCTGGCTATTTGACTCAACTTGTTCCTTAACGGATTGCGTTTCTTTGACATATAGTTCTTTCTCCTTTAGTAGTTTTTCTAGATTTTCAATTGCTTCTTTATTGTCGTTATAAGAAGCTTGCTTTTGTGCTAGCTCGTCCATCAAGGCTTTGTGCCTATCAAGAGCAGACTTGCGGCGCTCGATACTCAACTGTAGGTCTTTGATAAGACCATCAGTTTCGCTTTGCTTTTTTTCAAGCTTACGATACTTGCCTAGGTGATCTCTAACAACCTGTGGGTTTAAGTTAGAGAGTCTGTCCTGTAGCTCTTCAATCTTGCTTTCCGTTTCAGGAATAACTGCTGTGGCTACATGGGCATCACGAATGAACTTACAAGCAGGGTAGGTTGTGCCGCACGGAATGTCTTCTAATAACTTTTTCTTTTCAGTCGCAACCTCTATCAGTTGTGTGTGAGTTTGAAGGCTGTTTTCAGCTTCTTCAATGCTCACAAGAGAACTTGTAAGATTATCATAATCTAGAGTTTCTAGAAGATTTGAGATCTTGTCAAATCGTTCTCTTTCACTATGTAGTCTGCTCACATCATCAATGATTGAATCTGATAAAGAAATTATCTTATTTTTTGTCTTTTTGATTTCGGACTGAACTTCGAAGATGTCAATCACATCCGTTGGGATGTTGGAGATCTTAGCAGAGAGGTCACGGACATTTTGGCTAGCGAAGGTGAGCTTTGCTTCAAGCTTGATCTTATCAGCTTCGACCGACAAGATTGCTGCCTTATGCTGCTCTAGGGCGTCCTGAGCCTTCTGAACCTCATTATCATAGTCACGACCCTGTAGTTTTTTGATTAGAACCTTGGATGACTGAGCGTCCTCTTTAGCAAACTTGAACTTCTTATCGAAGAACTGGAGGTCTAGGAACTTAGCGATAATCTCTTTACGCTTAGTCGAACCCTCGTTGATGAACGCAAGTGCGCCGTGCTGTGATGAAAGAGACGAGATAAGAAAGTCGTCAATCGTCCCAAAGTGCTTACGGATGTTCGCGTCAGTCTGGTTGCGGGTAGTGCCGTTTAGTGATGTAGTCTCATCTGTAACAGGGTCATAGACAGAAAAATCAAGATGAGTCTTTGCCTCAATAGAGGTTTCGCCCTTTGATTTCTTTTCGTACTTCTCGACCTTGCGGTGGATTGTAAATGACTTATCGCCAATCGCGATTGTGACCTTTCCACCACCCCAGTCGCGATTCTGATTTACGACATTAACATTCTTGCGCTCGTTCTTGCTTGTGGTGTTAAAGATTGTAAATAGAATTGCGTCGATGATAGATGACTTGCCTGAGAAGTTCTTACCAAAGATGCCCGTGATGCCGTTTACTTTGCGGAAATCGATAGAGTTGTCTTCTCCGTAGTTAAACAGATTAGACCACTCAAAGTTTACAAGTTCCCAATTCACATTACGACTAACATCCTCTTTCGCTTCTACTTGCTGGTTGTATTTTGAATTGAGTTCGTAAATTGTAGACATAACATCGGGCTTGACCTGATAGTCTTTGAGGTATTCTGAAATAAGTTCCTGCTGGATCTCTGGATCTCGGAGGTTCTGGATTCCAATCCCATCTGTGATTTCTTCGACATTGCCGCGCTTACCAGCAGATCTGTTTAAGAATGAGATCGACTCTGGCTTAAACTTATGGCGAGCAACATCAACAGCCTTGCGCATCACATCGAGCGATAGGTTGTTGTCGCTGACGATGCGCAGGCGTGCTCTACTGGGCACCGATGCTCTGCGTGGAATCTTACCTGTTGGGGTTAGTTCTACTGTGATAAATGGTCGGGGGTTCTGGAGCGTAAAGTGCTCAATGTCCCAATCATCTTTAGAACCAATTGTCCAGATAGAGAAGCCTTTGTCGTCGCTCTCTCCGTGGTTCTGTTGGACTGTGGAGCCTGCGTAGTAAATGCGCCCGTCATCATCAAGAAACTGGCGCTTGTGGATGTCGCCAAGCATCGCAAAGTCAAACTCTTCAAAGATTGAGAGGTTGTCTTCGCCGTGCTCCATCGTCCAGCCAGCGTCTGTCTGGCAGTTGGAGATTGCGCCGTGATAGAGGGCGATGTTAATCTTGTCTGGATCGGTAGGTTGGACCCAGTTGTCTCGGTCGAAAACCGACAAGACATTCAGGACGACATTACCGTAAGCAAGCGAGGTCTCGCCAGAGTTCTTTAGCAGTCTGATGTAAGGGCTATCAAGCGCCTGGACGATTGGTGTGATAGCATCTTGGCGGCTGCTGTTCTTTAGGTTGCCGTCGTGGTTTCCTAAAATAACAAAAGTGGTCGCAATCTTACTTAGATTGCTGAAAAAGTCGGACGCCATCTCTACAAATTCTGGTGAGATTTGCGTCTTTGTGTGTGCGATGTCGCCGCAATGAATGATGTAGTCTACGTCTTGCTCTCGCAAGGTCTCGTACATCTGCTCAAAGCAGGCGCGGTAGTCTTCGTGATACTTCAGATTCTTGATGTGAGTATCAGCAATGTGTGCGATCTTAACTGGTGGGCGTTTCAAGTTATCTCCAGGCTAGAAACAAATGTTGTAAAAGGCAATGCCAGCGAACCAGCCGACATACATCGTGAAGCCATCTACCAAAGCGTTAAAACAAAACTTGATCATTACTATCTCCTTCACCTATAATATAACGCAGGGAGGGCGATTTGTCAAGCGATTAGAGGCGTCCTTTGCTCTTTCTCTTATTCAAGAGTTCGTAGGCAACTGACCACTCAAGCGGCAACATAGCATAGGGAGAGTCTGCGGTGTATCCCTGGAAGAGCTTGTTGTTGTCGTAAGCCCAGAAACCAGAAGAGCCTTTTGTGCCCTTGCCCATAACAAGATTTTCTAATCTTTCATCCCCGCCCTCTCCAGATAGAAAGGTTGCTCTTAATAAGGTTTCGTAGTCTTTCTTTGAAATTCCCATAAAAGGCATTGTTTCATCATCTGGAATTTGAGAAGCAGGCACATAGGCAAACCCCTCTAGGTTACCTTTACTTGGATCTCCTCCAATGAAGATTCCGCGCCCGGGTGAAATGGGAGCAACATCTACAGAACCGCCATAGGTCTTGATAATTTCCTTGATCTTAGCGTCCACTTCTTCTGGTGTTGTAGCGGTGCCGCTTTCTGCTTCAGCAGCAGCCATCTGCATAAAGTTCTGGACATCTTTAGATTGCTCGGCGCTTTGTTGGAGTGAAGATCTTACTCTTTGAGCGTCGGCGGCTGCGTCAGAACTGAGTTCGCTGTAGTCAAAGACGCCTTGTTCTACAGCACCACCCAGCATTCCAACTAAAAATAGAATGCCTATCCTCTTTGATCTAGGCATTTTGTTTAGAATTTCTGGGTTTGATTCGACGGCGTCTACTTCTTTCTCTACTTGATCATCACTTTTGTTTGGAAAGAATTTGTTTTTTAGATTCTTTATAGTGTCGAGCACGCCCTCTTCAATAATCTGATTTGTGGTGTTCTCGATGAGAAGATCTGCCTGCATCTCTTCAAGGATAATGTTTTTTATTTGTTTCTTTGTAAAAGTGTGTTTCATTAATGACTAGTTCCTTCAAAATCTCGCAATAAATAGTTTACTTTTCTTTAAGATTGAGGAACTTTCGATAGTTATCTGGTAATTTATCATAATAATTTGTCTTTTTTAGGGCGCGGTGGGCTTTTGATAAGACTTTCTTATCTGCTATGTTTACCATAAAGTGGGGGGCAAGAGCGCGCGGATTGAATTCTTCGACTGCTACCTCGTCATTTGGATTAAAACAAATGCTCTTGTAGTTCTCTGCCCCTCTGTCTTTCAATAACCTGTTGACGAAGTGTTGGAACTTCTTTGTTTGTTCGGCGGGGATGTCCTCTTTGATAATAAACAGGGCACTCTCATAATCAGAGTCTGTAAATTCATCTATCAGATCGATTAGGCTCTTATCGCCGACCTTGGCTATCATCAGTCTATCTGCTTCAAGTTCAGGCGCAGCAAAGGGGCAAACTGCTTTGCCGCCGAACTCCGCTCTTCTTTCAGAAAGAACATCGTTGATGTAATGCTTTATCTTTTTATTCATAACTCTTCCTTTAAACTGCTGATAGCAAGTCTAGCAGAACATAATTGTCTCTGTCGATGAGCGTCGCGTTTGCTTTGCGTTCCATAAAGACTTCTTGCGGCATCTCGCCAACATCATCATAGCCCCTAACATCAATCTTGTGTAACTCCACATCATAGCGCAGGAGCGTCTGGATAATCCTGCGCTCTTTGTTGGCTGCGTCGGGATCTAGGGCGATGTAACAGGGCGTGTCGTTTCGAACGATGTTGCGCAACAGATTGGAATCCTGGCGTAGAGTAGAGCCCAAGATTGGAACAGAGTTGCCTGCTCGGATAGCATCGAAGACGCCCTCAACAATTACCAAATCCTTGTTCCAGTTTGTAAACAAATCATTGAACACCACATTCTTTGATGATCGTGGGTTCTTGTATTTCATCCCGTGCCCCACATAGGATCGGGCAATAAAATAATTGGGATAACCCGTCATTCCGAAAGACGGCACGATGATCCTGCCGCCGTACTCTCCATCATAGCAGAAGCCAATCTTCCAACGCTGGATGTCTTCTCTTGTTATTCCTCTCTCGGTGAGGTAGCGTAGTGCTCTATTAGCAGACAGAGGTAGATTCTTGTTTGCGAGACTTACGAATTCTTGCGGGAGTTCAAGCTTTGCTTCGATCTCTTCATCGCTTTCGTCCATAAAGAGTTCAGCAAAGCGTGAAATATCTGTCCGGTCTGTAATCTGGTCCCATTTTTGTAGTTGAGTATACGGACCAAAGCGTCTAATAACACGCCTAATGTTGCGACCAGAGTAATCACAAACCCAACACTTAAACACATTTTTGTCCAAGTTAACAGAGAATTTGCGCTTGTGGTGACCGCACGACGGGCACGAGAAAAGAAGCTCTGATCCCTTGTCCCAGTAGCCTCCAAGAGTTTCATGAAGGATTTTGGTAGCGGCTGTTTTGTTCATACATGTAAGATAACACGACGATCAACTGGCGGCAAGTGCTTTATTCTCTATGTCTTTGAGTCCTGCTCTCGCGATAATGAGGGCGTCGGCTCTGTCGAACTCTTGTGGCTTGGGGTTGCCCTTGTGAGTGCGCTGGATTGTAAAATCTGGGTCAGTAGCGAGCAGGTGCTCCATCACGACCTTCTTGGCTTTTGTTCCGCGAGGTACTTTGATGCCGACAAGTTTGCGTGCTTGTGTTGCTCCCAAGTATTCTGGCTGGATCTCGAAGCACTCATAGACCATCCAAGACACAACCCCGTTAAATCTCTGTAAGGTCGCCATCGTTTTTGCCGAGGAACCTCCAGAGTTAAAGAACGTGAATGGTTGCTCGATATAGATATGCTCTATTTTGCCGCTATAAGACTCCAGAATGTCCAGAATTTTTGCCCTTATCGTCAGAGACTTGGAGAAAAAATCCTTGTCTCTACGAAGGTCACAGGCTTCGGAAAGGACTATTTTTCCTTCCATGTCGGTTACCGCAAAGCCTGTGATGCTTGTCGATACGTCTATTCCTAAAATCAAACCTTAAACTTCCTCCAGCTATACGCTTTACGATCTTTTAAGTAATCTGGGTTCTGATCGTTTTCGTAAGCTTCTTGTTCAAATGGTATCCTATAATATGCTTGTTGTTTATCTTTATATTTAATAAATCCCAAAAGATAATAGAAAAAGTAAAGAGGATAGAAGCCAAGCACAAGTAGTTCTTTCTGCTGCTCGATGTGAATTGTTTCATGGTTGAGGGTTATTTCGCTCATCTTTTCTTTTGAGATGATAAACGGAAAGATTGTGATTGCGTAGACATCTATGACTATAGACATCAGTTTTGTGAATGTGGGAGACACCACTATAATAGGTTTCATTAGATGTCCAATTTAAGCTTGAATGATAAGTCTTGTGCTTCTTTCTTGAGCACTGGGTTGGCGAGAGTTGCTACTCCAATAAGCTTCTTGTCGTCGTCATAGATAGCAACACGCGAGACGTAGACTTGTCTCTCAAAGGGGGCGTCAAAGCCGGTGTAGCTGGAAGAGACGGTGTTTTTAATTGTGACGGCATCGTTTTCCAAATAGACATTGGAAGATGTAAGTTGTAGCCTATCCTGCCCATAATCCAAGAACGTCGGGTTGTTGGAGTAGTTTACTTCGCCCCTACGTGCGTGGGCAAACATCGTTAGAACCTGGGTCTCTGTGTGTCCTTTGAAGGAAAGATCGAATGAGGCAGATGTCGTGCAGCTTATACCGTCGTTTGCGCCGCAGGCAAATCTGGTCCACGAACCTGTTGTGGATGAATCAAAACCATAACTCACACCGTCAGTAAGATCCCAACTGCCTGTTAGTAGTAGGAAGCCTTCTTCGTACATCGCCACGCCTGCGACTGATCCTGAACCGGTCGAGCCTTCTGGACCAACTTGGATTAACTCTCCATTGTATTTTGTGTCTTTTAATTCTCCGACCAAGGAGCCGGTGATGTAGAACTTGAGCGAGAGGCTGCCCGGCTTAATCCGAGATCCATAAAAGATCTTTGGAACAGAGATTAGGTTTATGTCTTGTTCGTCTTTGTTCCAGTTTGAACTAGAAACAAAGTAATGAGGAGAGCGTGTGCCGTAGAAGTTAAGAGAGTTTCGTAGGGAATAGTAGTGAGGATAATTTGTGCTGTAGACATTGGAGGCGGGACTTGATTTGCCTCCTGCTGTGAGCATCAATTCTCTTGTTATAGATGCCGACATCACATAAGAAGAGCCTGTAAGCACAGAGCCTATGTTCATTCTGGCGTAATCATCTGAGACTTCTTGGATGCCACCAGTCCGATTACCAGTAACACTATCTATGGACAATGTTCTAGAATTTGGTTTTAAGAATTGTTTGTTGCCGGCTTTAAAAACATAAGGAATTATTGGGGCATTTGTGCCGGCAAATGTAAGACCGGCTTCCGTTCTTTGCACGGCAGATGCCGAAGTCGAGAATGTCGTGCTTCCGCTTTTATCGACATTGTACTCAAACAAACTCAAGCCACCGGAAGCCGACAAGATGTCGGTTCCGTTAAAGCCGCCTGCTTCTATCGGTCTATGATCATAATAGACCGAAGAAGAATAAACCAAGAAACTGCTATGGGGATAAGCCCTCATAGCATTTCTTATTACATCGCTGCGTCCGAACTTCTTGAGGGACATCTCGCCCTCCTTAGTAGTCCAGCCTGACGCGGAGAGTTAGTTCGTTTGTCGGGTCCTTCTTTAGAGGCTCAGACAATTTGGCGACAGCCAAGAGTTCATTCTGTGAATTGTAAAGACCGATTGTTGTGATGTAAGAGACCGGGGGATTGTCTCTGTTCTGGTTCTTTACACGAATTGCGCTTGAGTTTAAGTAAGTCGGGTTACTTGAGTAGTTAAACTTGTTGTGTGAAGCACGACAGAAGTAAACAGAAGAGTTAATCTCGGTTGTGTTGTTAAACTGAAGATTTTTTAGTCTGTGGCGTAGAGCGTCGGCAGAGCCAGAGATGGAGCCAGAAACCAATTGCTGGTCAAATGTCCTGGCTGTCGCGGACTGACTAAAGAAGTCAGTTGTTCCTGCCCAGATAGAACTGGTAAGGACCATGACGCCTGCTTGATAGAACACTATTCCGCCAACGCCATCTGAACCAGTTAGGATTCCATAGTCGCCGGCTGCGGTGTTTAGGGTGCCGCCGTTATTTGTGGCTTCGTCATCAACAAAGGTCTTGGTTCCAGAGAAAGGATCAGCCCAGGATGCCGTGCCGACTGTTAGGCTCACTGAGCCCTTCTTGATTTGGTCCTTGGTGAGTAGGCGAGAAAGGTTGACGAAAACAACCTCTTTCATAACGTCTGCGGCACTCTCGTCTAGTTGTAAATCAGACTCAAAAAGACGGACGCGGTTTGCAGAACCAGTGTAGCCAAGCATAACCTGGGAGAACTGGTTGTACATGTTTATTTTCTTCTTTTCCTGAACTGCGTTAGTTGAGCCAGAAAGCGGAGAACTTTCGTCAAAACCAACAGAGATGTCAAAGATGTGGTTGGCTGAAGAACTTAGGTAAGGATAGTCATAAACAGACTGAAACATGCCGTGTGAGTAGTTCTTGATGTTGTCGTCGTTCGGGAATGTCCCGTAAGTTCCACTAACGATTGTTCCTGTTAGTGGGATGACCTCGTGAAGTAGCGTCTTTGTTGTTGCTACGTCTGTGTTTGGGTTTATAACTTCATAGTTGATAGGCATTTAGTTCTCCGATTAAGCCTGTTGTCTTACGATTCTGACTGGCAACTGAATTGAAGCGCCTGTAGTCAAACCTTGGACGTAGATTGTGGTGTCGATGTAATCATAGGTTCCGGCTGTGAAGCCTAGAGTAGCGGCAGCGACACCAGTGCTGCCGTAGAGTGTGTAGTAACTTGGGGATGCGGTGCCTTGTGCGTTAATTTCTGTGCTAGGTGCGAAAGACATAGCAGTCATTCCGCCGCGAGGACCGTCGAGTTGTGATAGGTTTGTGCCGGTTGCATCACCGCCAGTGTCGGTTGTGTACTGAAGCACTAGGTCTTCAAGACCATCGGCAATCGCAGTCACGTAGTTATCCATGAATTGTGTTGCAGAGACAGCCTTCTTTCTAGCGAATGCTGTTAGGGTGATGTTTCTAGAGCCGTCTGTGTTGTTAGCGAAGCTCTGATCTTGTCTTGGTTGCACCGAGACCAAACTGGAAACAAACCTGCTGTCGAATTTGACGCTGAACTGTAGGTCTAGTAAATTGGTGCTAACGACCATGTTGTCTCTGTTTTCTCTTGTGGGCTGTCTATCAGCCGAGCTTATTCCAGACTCAACAATAACCTTAGAAGCGGGAGTTAGAGTGTTTGGCTCAAGCACTTTTGATGCGCCGATGGCGGCATCTTTAGCGAGAGTGTTGTAGGTTGCCTTGTTAGCAGCTAATAGAATGATGTTGTTATGCTTGAGCACAGAATCTATTCCAGATTTCTGGTTAAGCTCAAGAACCGGCATGTAAACCAAATCAGTTCTGGTGATGCTCAACAATCCATATTTGATAGAAGAAGCTTGCTTTGTGGCTGCTTCCATAACCGGAGACTGTAGAATCTCAAGGTCGTAATAGGCGGAACCAGAGGGGTGGTTTGCGTTGTAAAGCGAGTAATCAATCTCGTCATCGCCGAGGGCGAACTTTGCAATTTTGAATTGTCCTTCAGCCATCCTTTTTCTGCCTACATCTGTTAGCACGGCGTCAAGGATGATGTCGCCTGAGTTATCTAAAAATCCCATTTATTTTCCTCTCTCCTCGTAAATAGTAGTTTATTTTTTTTATTGCTCTCAACCCTTACTATCATTAAACTTGATGTTGAGGTCGATTTTCTTTCCTGTTTTCTTCGATGTTAACCGAAGCTTGAATGTCTTACCCCAGATTCTATCTTCTGCCGTTCCGAGTCCAAATTTCCCTACTTGACTAAATGCTGAGTCTGAGAAGTCAGCGTCATTTGATTGCATTAGCAGGTGCTGAATGTTGGGGACGACATTAAATAGTTTCTTGAAAGACATTAGCGGCTCTGAAATGTTATCTGTAACCAAATCTTCTGCTGTTAATTGATTGAAGTTTCCGTAAACGTAGCCACCATCGTTGATTAGTTCAGCCTCAAAGATTGGGGTGAACTCTCCTGCTATGCCGTTTTCGTTGATGGCGCGGAAGGTGTAGTAGTATTTTTGATTTGGGCGCACTCGTTCCATAAACATAGCGTCTAACTTAATCCGTCCTTGCTTCAAGATTCTCAAGTCTATTGACTTTCGGAGATTGTTCTCAAAGTCTTGGTAAGATGTCGGCATTCTTGATAAACGATAGACCTCAAAGGTTTCAGCCATAGAGACTGATTCGCTCTGGGTAAAGCTGTCCTCTGCTAAGTCGTTGGCTGCTAAATAGTCAGCTTTATTCTGGTCGTCCTGTGGTGTTAGGGCAACTGGATAGGGCACTGTGTCTGGAGAGAACGTGTCGTAGGACAAAAAGAATGATAGCCTATTGCTCTGGTCCTTAAGATGGTGTGGGGTTGCTATCAGATCGTTTGGTGGGTTATCCAAGATTTTGAATGTCTTTTCTTGGATTGGGACTTCTACAATCTTGAGAGATGGTTCAACACTGATGTTGAGATCGGCAAGATAGGGAATAGTGCTTTTGGTCTGCTCATCGGTAGCAAAAACATTTATTCGGTTAAAAGCGTCCGGTAAATCTTGATTCGAACTAACATAGACCTCTCTTATCGCTCTCAAGAAAACAGAAGCGCTAACATCGTTTTCATTATAAAGCTCTTTGATTCTGAAGTAATTCTCTGAGACTGAAACTCTTGGGTTCATTGTTGACGCTATGCTTTCAATTTCTGTCTGACCTGCTAGCTCATTTATCTCATCAATTAGGTCATCTCGTAAAACAAAATCTACATCAATCAGGGGGCTCTTATCAAACAAAGCCTTGGTCGATTGCCCTGTTGATGGATCATAAAACTCAAGACAATAAATTTCATCATCTATTGCTATCTGTCTTGTTACAGCAAGATCTGATAATCTGTATTTGTAGCCCTGAACTGCGACATAAGAGAAGATCTTGTAAGTGTAGTCGGTTCCGTACTTGACCTGGGTATCTACATACTTAATGGCGCTGCCCTGATTAAAGAACCAGAAGTTCTGTAATGTGTTTTCAGTTCGTGAATCGCCCGTAGGAGGTCCGCCTATTTTCTGAACTCTGTAAGCAAGAACTTCGTGCCCCTTATCTATTGTTACTGGTTCATTCAAGAAACCCTCTAAAGTCTGTCGTGGTGATAAATCTGTGTTAATCATTCCAACAACATCGTTCAGGGTGTTGATTGCTATCTCGGAGTTAACAAACCTGTAAGCGCCTGTGTTATCGAAGGCTGCCTTCACCTCTGTTGATGAGTTATCATAGAAGAAAGCGTTGTTAGTTCTTGATAAAGAATTCTCGTAGTCATAAAGAATCATCTCGGGGAGATCAACTATGTTTAGTTGTCTTGCGGCAACACCCTTGTTGTAAGTGTCTTCAAGAGTAAAAGAATAAGGTGTTGGCTTGAGATCAATCTCGTTTGTAAAAATCTCTTTTAGAGTCTTGAGGAATCTTGGAGCATAATCGTTATCTTTTATTATTTGCTTTAGCCCGATGGTGCTAACATCCACATCAAAACTTATGTCGTTAGCCATCGGCATCAAGGAATAGACTGCCTGTTTTTTATCATCTTTTAGAAAAGAGAAATCAGTCGCTATCTTTTTATCGTTATGGGCGGTCAGGGTGTCTGGGTTTAAAAATATAATGTTTTGTAATCTTGCCTGTAGTCTCTGGGCTGTAGACTCTTGGTAAGTGTGGTTTACATAAGAAACGTTTAGATAATCTTTGATGTTGTTGTAACTGTAGCGGGGGACGCCCTTGTCGGAGGCGACGTTAGAGAAGAGGGTGTTGATGGAGCCAGATGTAGGGTCTGAAACTTCTGTATAGTACAAGACATTTGCGTCTACAGTTGTTTCACTACCATCAGTAGTAGTGGAGTCTTGAAGCAAGTCTGGTTGCTCAGTTTCTAATTCTGATGTAAACCCGACATAGTTAAAGTAATCATCCACTATTGTTCCATCAAGAGTGATCATTTTGGCGATGTCGAGATCTGCGATTCCGTTATCAATCAAGAAGTAGAAGTTTGGAATCAGATGTTCAGATGCTACACTTGTAAGGTTGCTTTGGTATCTATCATATTGTTTGTAAAACCCAGCTACTGCTTTTCCAGTTATTCCGTCTGCCCCAGTCAATTCGTTATTAAATAGCGGCAGTTTGATCTCGGTTCTATGGTCGAAATAGATTGCCTCGTCATAGACACCAGGGTAGGATGCAGCCCCAAAAGTGCCGCCAACCACATAGGCTTTCCACTCTTCGTCTGAACGGATTTTTGATGTGTCTGAGGTTCCGTAAAGGCGAGAGGCAAACTTAACTGAATCGATCAAAGAAGTTGGATCGACAGGCTCGCTGGTGCCCGCATAGTTGCTGTCAAAATCTGTAATCACTTGTTGAGAAAGTTGTTCGGTCTTAATCGCAGTTAAAGTAGTGTCGCTCGGCTCCCAATAACCACCAAGGGCTTGGCGAATCAATTCAGAAGAGCCAGAAATGAGATTTGAGTCTGCTACGTTGATGGTCTTGGTTGTCATTTTTAGTAACTAGACCCGGGTGAAGTTGTTGACTCTGTCCTTGGCTGCGCGGGTGTATCTGAAGGGAGTGACGTAAGTTTAAGCTTTTTGGTGCTCTCGATTCTGTTTGTGATAATCGAGCCCTCAAATCTGCCCGCTTCTTCGATTTGAAAGAATGATTCCACAGCAGCGGTCAAGCCAACAAGATTTAGTCGCGTTCCGGTTTTTAACCTAGAGTTTAAAAAATCTTTTTCTTCCTGAGAATAAAAGTATTTATTCAAAGATGTAGATAAACTTGGTGTTGGCATATCAGTTAAGAAATAAAAATCTTCTAGGCTGCTTGTGTCAGTGCCTACTGTGAACCTAATTGTCCTATACATTATAAAGCCCCTGTTTGTTTTATTGTCTTGAATGTATTGTAGTTCACTGGCGTAGGTAGGATCATCATTCAGGGCTATCAAACTTAGAGACATATATTGTATATATCCTCCTGAGATAGCCACGGGATTAACCTTGTAATAAACATTATAGGCACCAATAGCTCGAACTTCTTCATCTGCGTCGTCGCCAACGACAATGGTGCTATCCGAACTGCCGCCGCTATCATCCAAGATGTCTTGTCTTTCTTCAATTTCCTCTTGAATTTCTTCCTGAACGCGGTCAAATTCTTCACGCAAAGCATCATCGGCTGCGCGCCCGGGGCGGCGGCGAGCAGCTACCCTTTCTCGTGTTTGCTGGCGGGTTGTCTCTTGTCCGCCACCATATTGGCTAGGCTTACTGCTGGTCCGACCGCTCCGAGACAGGAGAGCAGCGCGCCGGGCAGCTTGTAGAGGCACTATTGTACCCGTGATGCCGAGCGAGCCAGACAGTGGGGGCAAGGTTCCTTCTTTTATTTTAGCCATTAGTTTTGGCTCCTAAATTGTTTAATAGAATTGTTATTATTTAGATTAATTCTCAAAATGTCGTCCGCCACATTAACGAGCGAAGCATTAAGGGTAGTTGAGTTTTCTTTTGTTATCTGTTTTTCATTTTTGTCGCGGGCGTCATCAAGCTGATAGAAGGGATCATCTTCATTTGGAAATTTGTCGTCTGGTTTGTCATATTCGTTATTAAATTTCTTGAAGTCTTTTCGTTCTATTATGTTGGGGTTGGAGACAGCCTCTTCATTTTTTTGAGTTTGTTTGAAAGAGAAGTCTTTTTGAAGCGCTGGATCTATCGACACACCAATTGCAGATAGAATCTCAACTGGTTCAGATGAATTGATTATTTTACTTTTTTCTAGAGACTTACCAAACTCTAATAAGGAATTATCTATTACGTTGGGTTCATTGCCTATGAAAAAGGATATTTTCTTTTGTTTTAGCATTTATAGATCCGGTCCCCCGACACTTGTGTCGGCGTTATTGGAGGTATTAAGATCGGCTCCCTCATTTCCTCCAGCATCATTATTGCTGCCTCCACCGTTTTGTGTAGTATTGGGTGTTTGGGCTCCAAATTCAGTAGTGACTTTTAGTCCCACACCTTCTAAAATAAATGCCGGGCTATCATTTCCAGCGAAACCGCCATTAGATGTTCCGTCATCGTCGTCGCCACTTTGACCATAATTTTCTACTGAGAAATCTACTATATTGGGCAAAGCATCAAATCCCAAGGTGGCTATAAATTGTGTATTGTCGCGAAGACTTGGCTCATACGTCCCATCAGCATTTCTTCTGGATGCAATCTGGATAGTCACCTCACCGCCGTCGCCATAATATTTTTCATAGAAGCTGCTCATTCTTTCCACAAAATCCTGTAATGCATCCAAAGTTCCATTTCTAGGTGAAATCAGATCAGCTTGGTTTTGTGCGTTATCTATTATTACGCTTTTTATTCCATCCGAAACATTATTCAACAAGTCAAGGTGGATAGCAAAAACCCTGGCTGCCTCGGACCATGGAAAGCGGGAGCCGTACAATTGTTCTATCGCTTCAACAAAAAAGTCATTAAACTTATTATCTATGTTGTTATAGCTACAGAATTCACTAGCATATGATAAATAATCGTTAACGGCAGACAGGGTAGCCTCAAATTGAGCTATCAGTAATTGATAGAAATCAAGTGTGTTGTCTTCAATGTAAACGTTAAACCTATAAGATTGCCCTGAATCAGTTGAATCCACAGACGCTTCAAAATCTTGAAACTCAAAAGCTAATAATCTATAGTCCCCAAGACTCTCAACAAGATCGAAGCCCCTCATCAGAGTGTAGGGGATGGTTGTGGTCGAGGTGCCATCTGCTTCAGTTAGAACTATTTTGTCAACCACTTTGTTTGAGGTGGCGGCGGGGAGCAGATTACTGCCGTCTTGTCGATTTTTCAAATAGGCAGTCTCAATTGTTCTGACTCTAGCACCTGAATTGAACTTAATAACTTCTGTTTTTGTGATTGGAAAAAACAAATCCAAAGCATTATTTCCAAGAATGTTTAACAGCTTTTCTACTTCATAAATTTGTGAAATGTTGCTTTTGCCGTGGAGTGCTTTTTCATAATCAAGAAAAAAGTAGCCAAAAATAGAAGTAACATCAAAGTCTGGCTCCGTGAGTAACTCACTGGTTTCTAGCTCTTGTCTCTCCATCATAACTTTGCTGTAAAGAATGTCCCCAGTATCATCCACTCTTGGCTCATAGGTGACCTCATCTCTTCTTGACCACTCTTGTCCTGAGATTGTCCCTCTTAGATCAATAAGTTTCGTGTTGGGGACGAGCTTCTTCTGTAAGCTCTCGCCAAGTAACAACGCATCATTCGCCGAAAATAAGATGTCTTTCAATCTGTTGTATAAAGTTCCAACAGCACTTGTGCTTGTTCTTGAGGGGAATGAATTTCTGACTTTATCTAACTCTACAATAAAGTCAACATCCTCGCTCTTGGTCTGAGCTATAAATGAGATACTGTCTAGAAGCGATTGTAGTTGCTGATCTTCGGTTGTTCCGTAAGAGGCTACAAGGTTGTCGATCTCTTTCTTTAGTTGTTCTCGGAAGGACTCAGTTGTCTTGTAAAATCCTTTCTGGATTGATTGTAGCGGAACAGATTCGTAAGGAAGTCCAGAAGCGTCTTCATAGATTACAACAGGCTCATTCGATAGAAAACCTCCGAAATTTAAAACCTTTTCATAGACTAGAGGTGATGAAAAGTTTCTTCTTTGACTATACTCTTCCGCTTGGACGGCGTCAGCTTGTAGATTTATGGTTGATTCAATCAAATTGGTGTTTGGGCTTCCGTCTTCATCGCTCAAGATCGAAACATAACAATGATAATAAAACTCCCCATCCCCCAGATCTTCAAAGTTAAGAGTTTTACTTTCTTTGTAAAAAAGTTTTGCAAACCTCTGAGCCTGAGAGTTGTAAATTCTGTCGCTAACAATCTCAAAAGAATCTTCTATCGAAGCCCCAATTGTCTCTTTCGTGGTGAACAGCACGAAGTTGTTCAAATCTCCATAAATTTCTTGATTAGTGGTGGCGTCTTCTGTGATATGCAGATAGATTGCAATTTCAGTTTCAATTTTATTTTCAAAAATCTTTATCTTTTCGATAAACGGAGTTGGAATCTTCTTACCAAAACGACTTACAGTGTCGCCTTCAAAGATTAGTCTGGACATATTTCTGACTCCGTAACTCTGCCGTAGATATCAAAGTAGAGGTCTTCGCCCTCTATGTCTTCACAATCGAAATCTAGGTCTATTAAATAGTCCTCCGTGTTGAACTGATTGATGTACTTACAGGCAATCTTTCGATCAATCTGGTAATCTCTATCAATTGAGAAGTAATATTCTACACTATCTGTGTCTAGTTCTTGTGTGTTCTCGACCGGAGCAGAGTGGACGAGCATTCCGTCTACAACTTGGGGCACCTTGTTCTTGAAGTAGAGGCGGCGTAGTTCAGCGTCTTCGCCGATAGGGACCTCAAACACCTCTACATCAAAGTTATCAACAAGAAGTTCCGTGTTTAGTTCTTCCACATATATGAGCGCGTCTCTTTGTTCCAAACGAACAACAGTGTCGTCAGCAAATAAGCGAGATGTGTCTTGAACATTTCTTAAGTTTTCGAATGAAGTGCGAACCTCTGAGCCCTGTGCTACAAGGGCGTAATTCGCATCGATGTTAATTTGTGTAATCCCTGCTTCCATCCTATTTCGGCTGGTTGTGCTCGGAGATAGGATGCCTGTGAATGTTGGAACAGATGAAGAGATGTTGCCTTGCATAGCAATCACCTTCCAGGCGGGCGCTACATTTTGTTCTTGTGATTGTAGTAGCGCGTCACCAATGAAAGCATCTGTTGTGTAGAGATTATCTTTCTGAACCAAGGTGACTTCATTAAACAATCCGCCCGCAACCGTTGTGCCGGAGAGAATCTGATCAAAGAGCACCTGCCCTTCAAGGTAGGCGGTCTCTTGCTTGATGCGTTTATGCGTTTCGTTCTGGACTTCTGTTGCGCCGGAGTGTGCATACTGAATGTCGTAGAGCACGTTATCATCAAAGAAAGCATAGTAAGTTGGATTCAGCTTTCCCATAGACAACTTCTGCTTACCGTAAGGGGTAAGCTGAATGTCGAACACCTGCTCTTTCTTGTTCAGGAACTTCATTCTGTGTCTTCTTCAGGCTCTTCTTTATAGAGAACATCAGCCTCAAGTTTAACTAGTTCTACGAAGGAAAGGTAATCGTATGGCCAGTTGAACTGTAGGTACTCATCATCCTTGTCTGTCTCGGGCTTATCGAGGTTAGTTGTGGGTCTCGCAGCCTTGATTTGTGGCGGAATGAGATCGTAGTAGTCCTTGGTGGCTTTCTGCTTGACCTTGAAGACCATCCAGCGTAGGTTGGGGTTATCGATAATGTTTTGCTCTTCGAGCAACTCGGTGTTCATTAGGTCGTGTGAGACAGATGCCTCTTGGAATGTAATCTTCTTGTAGTCTCTCGGGGCAAGGTTTTGCCAGATGTAAGACAGGTCGTCTTTGTCGAACTCGTACTTGAACTCAAAGAAGTACATTACAACCGGGTCGATCTCGTCAAAGTTGATAAAGTCAAACTGAGGTGGGAGGACGTAGCGCTTCATCTTCTGGACCATCTTACGGATGCTCTCGCCTGCTGTTTCAAGAGAGTCGCCATCTTTGGAGCCTTCTCTGTCTATCAGAGCAGCGTCAAAGCGCTGGCGGGGGATGCTTACAAACTTCTTGCGGTTGACAGCATCTTTCTTTTGATCTCCAGAGTAGTCCTCGTTTGCATCTACGATGTAGGGGATAGCAACAACGGCTTCATAGAC